CCAGCGGTATCAACTATAGTTGCACTAGGAAACTTATTTAGGTTATGGTTTACATTCCAGGTGTTTGACGGAGTAGCTTGTGTGAATATAAAATTCTTATCAATACTATCCACATCATACGTTAGCAAAGATATTAAATAATCCGATTCAGATTCCAAGCCACCATTTCCTCCTTGAAAGGTTAGGGTGACATCATAAAATAATGAACTGAGACTATTTATAGCTGCGCTAGACCACTTATAAACACCAAAGCTTGATGGATTAGAAGCTAACCTAATCAAAACTATAGAGCCTACAAGGGGTGTGTACATAGCCGACACATTTGTGTCTCCAGCATCCGTAACACTAATTTCTATATTTGATACTGAAGAATAAGAAACATTAGTGCCTGCATCAGTAGATAAAACAAAAGAACCTGAACTTCTTTCACTTGTTCTTTTAAATTTAAACCTTGTGCCTGTGCTCTCAATGGATGATGATGTATTTAAGAAAGCCGCTACATCAGATGCGGTAAAGTTTTTGGTTACAGTTCCATTTGAATCTGTTCCAATCCATTTATCTTGTGCAGTTACAATAGTATCTATTGCGTATGTACTTATTCTTGCCATTTAATAAATTCTTTATGCAAAGATAAGATTTAATACAAAGCAATTATCTTAATTACTTTTTAAATAAGCTTGTTGCTTTTTCTGTTGTACGCCCTCCAAAATAAGCTAAAACAACAGCCATCATTACCTTTTCGAAAGTGTCATTCCACAAAGCGTTTATTTGAAATGGTATTGTTTCAACACTATCTAATATACCAGCCATTGAGAATATAGTTATACACCATATTAGAACCATTGGACGAACATTCTTAGACATCCACGAGTCTGACATAGAGTCCGCTTGCCATCTTGAAGTTATGGATTCTATTTCTTTGTTTTGTTGCTCATATATAAGCTGTTGTAGTTTATAACTCCTGCAGCACCTAATAGTAGTTTGCCAACAGTTGTGTCTCTAAATTTCTTTTTGGAATTTGTGCTCATGATATATCATTTGAATTAATAAGAGTGTAAGTAAATGAGTTTCCCCAAACCTCTTTTGCATTATACATTATTGACATAAACTCTTCAAAGTCGTCGCTATTAGCTATAACCTGACATCCAGCAGACCACTTATCAACTCTTGTAGAACTTTTGCCAGCTTTATGAATATTTATTCCAAATATGCCGTTATCTAAGGTTTCTAAATCATAAACCTCATTAAGATTTTTATCTCTGTAAACAGTCATAGGTAATTTTTGTCCAAGTGCATTATACTTACCTTGGTGCTTTCTAATTTTGTGTGAGCCAGAATACTGACCTTCTTTTAATATAGCAACACCTTTTTTATTCATAATATTTTCAACCCAATACTTACCTGGGTCAGTTGTTGCTTTGAAGCAGTGAAAACACCACTCATCTTGTTCATCTTTATAAGAAACAGTTATACAGTCATCAAATTTATTGGTTACATTGTCTTCTGTTTCAGAATTTCTAACCCCAACAATATTTACGTTATATTGACCAGACTCAAACCATTTGTGCCCTAATCCCTTAACTGCATCTTTAATTTGCTTCATAGTAAAGCATACTCCGCAACAAGCCATATTCTTATTTTTATTTTGTTGTTAAAACATGTAAAAGCCAAATCACTGTACTCATTGATAAAAACTTCATTAATCCTTTATCGAATTCAGTTACTTTTTTACTGTCCTTCACATTGACTACTTCAAATAAAGTATCAGGGTGAGCTCTATCCCATGATGGTTTAGCTGGTGCACAGCTAAAGGTTAAAGACAAAACAATCATCAACACCAATACTTTTTTCAAAATCTATTTTCTTTTTTTAAATTATTTATATCCGATTGTATTTCAGAAAGACTTGAAGGAAACTCTAAATCCAATCCTGCTTTGTAAGAGAACTCCTTTACACCATCTTTAAAAACTAAAACAGTTGGAGCCATTCTTATCCTATACTTTTTTTTAGCGAGTGGCGCTAAAGCAACATCAACTCTGTGATATCTTACACCCTCCAAACCACTCCACTCTCTAAAACAATTATCTTGGTTAAATTCAGCCCAAAACTCAACAACAACTATACCTGAGTCAGAGTCGTCATATTGGCTGTTTTCTTTGATTTTTTCTTCAAAATCTGAATCTGTTATCCAGTATTTTTTTGGTACTACCTCGTATTGTGTTTGTGCAAAAGATGAAAAGGTTAATAATAGTAGTAAATATTTCATCATCTTCCTTTTTGCATCTCATATATTCTTTCGTCGAGCTTATCTAGTTTTTCTAGAATCATTTCAACATCTTCTTGAGTGTCCATTATTGTTTGGCGTACCAACTCATCTTTTAAATCATACTCAACTCTGTCTATTACAGGCTCAGGCTTTGTCATAGCTTCAGCTATGTCGGCCTGCAATGTATACCACATCCCTGATAAAGTTATAACAAAACCGACTATCATTCCTATAGTTTTAAAATCTAAGGTTACTTTAGTATCTTCTGATATTTGAGGTGCTTTTTCGCTCATTACTTAAACATATAATTAATTCCAAATGTTGTTTGGAAAAGTTGACTATCCCACATTTTTGAGTATTCACCTTCAGCAAAAACCCCAATACTTCTCCCTAGTCTCCATCCAAAACTTATTCCTGCAGAGTAATCTTCCCATTGCTCTAGTTTTGCGCCATCAATCAATCCACCTAACCCCCAGTTATTTCTGTTTAAATAAGAAACTGTTTCATCTCCTTTAAGGTATTTGTGATGAGGAAGTATATAATTACCATATGCATGTAACCAAAAGTTGTTTTTATAATGATAAAAATCAAATCCCACTATAGGGGCAATCTCGCCAAAGGAATCAAGCTGACTCCACATCTCCCTATTATATCTATTCATCAAATTTCTAAAAACTGTTTCCCTAAACTCTAAATCAGAATCAGCAACTCTATTTCCATCTGGGTCTATCCAATACCAATCAGAAGTCTCGTTCCCAAACTCATCCTCAGATGTATAAAATATATCATCATAACCATATTCAAACCCAAGCTCATACCAATAGTTTACAGGAAAGCCATCTTCATCCAATTCGTTTAGCCATATTTCAATTGGGTTATACCCATAAGGGCGGTCATGAGTACGGTAAATAGCACCCATAGATACCGAAAACTTTTCTCCAATAGGAACTCTAAGTCTTGCTTCAGCTGACATGTAGTTGAGGTTTATTCTACCAACCTCTCTAGATTCTGCTTTTATGATATGATATTTTCCTGTGTGTTTTACAAAATATCTATGGTTTTTATATTTGATGCCTCTAAATCTTTCTTCTTCAAAATGAAACTGATACTCAAGCCCTGTAACAGCAGAAGTTGGAGCAGTAAAAGCTAATTGACTTTCTGTTCCATCATAAAAATTCTTTGGCTTTCTTTCATAATCAAACCTTGCGAGTTTTCTTATTCCAAAACCTATTCTATAATCGTAAGGGTATTCTGGTGTATTATCTTCTACAACTGGAACGCTGTAAAGTCCACCGTTGGGGTTTGTTCGCACAAAATACAGGGGCTCTGCTTCTTCTATTGAGTTAGAAATATCGCCTGCAGCGTATACTGTACTATATTTAAATATTTTATCTAATATCTGTGCATTAAGTGTGGTGCTAAATAAAAGCACCAACCATAATATTTTTTTCATTTTACTTTTTCTTACCGCCGCCCCTAGCCCTGTTAGCTTTTTGGCTTTCTAATACCAAACGACTACCTTTGTGGGAGCAATCTAATTTGTCTCCTTTTTTTGATTTCTTATTTTTTTTATTAAATAGATTGCATTCAACTCTTTTACGCACTGCTTCTTTTTTCTTTTGAGCTTTTGCGCTTGACTTCCTGTGCTTTACTCTTGCTTTAGGATTGTCTCGGTAATATCTAGCCGTTTTACTTAACATAGTTATTTACCGTATGGGAACATTCTGTTTAGGGCGTCTCTTCTTTCGCCACACCCACAAGGTTTCCCCATTTTCTTGGATATAGTGTCTGCAACTTTTTTTATTCCAGTTGCTTTTGTAAATCTTTCTACAGTGTCTCCTAGACCCTTGTCCATTATTATTTTTTCTTTTTCTTCTTGACTACTTTTTTCTTCTTGACTACTTTTTTCTTTGATGTCTTTTTAGGTCCGTATGTTGCGCTTCCGAATGGCATAACTTTTATTTTTAAGGTTAATAATTATTTCTTTTTAAGCTTTGCTAATTTTTTAAAATCAGCACCTGTTATTTTATCAAATGGTGGAGCTAATCTAGCTATCTTCATTTGTTTTGCAGTAAGCTTTTTCTTTTTTGACTTCATTTTTCAAATTTAATAAAAATCTTAATACCTTTTACTGACAGTCACAATTGCATCCAGAACTGTTTCTGGCTATTACACTTGCTCCCTTTTTGTTTTTTCCAGTAACAAGAGATACAACATCTTTAGCATTTTTACTTAATTTTTTCACATTTAAAGAACTAATGTTTTTAGATATACTCATGCCCAAAGGAATTACTTGTCCAAGTGTTGTGCCTTGTATATTCTTTCTTAGTTTATTTATCTGTGACGCAGTATCCTGAACATCTTCTATTATTTCTCCAACTTGAGTCTTACCGCCTCTTTGCTGTTGTATTAAACCCCTTGCTTCTTCTCTTATGGCTTGCTTTTCTTCTCTTGATTGAGCAGTCCTCAGACTTTGTCTTCTATTTTTTCTTATATCTCTAATGTTCTGTCTTTTTTGTTTATCGCTCTTAATTTTTGGCATAAACAAAACATCAGTGTTTATTATTTTCTTTTTTTCCTTTGCCATAACTTAATACTTTCCTCTTCTTGAACTTGGTGAAGACTTTGTGGAGCCACCCTTACCAGCCCACAGTTTTTTGCAAGCCCAATATCTTGCGGTTAATTTGTTTGTAGCTGATGAGCATTTATGCCTTGCTTTAAAAGACTTTCTTGCTGCGGCTGAATAATTATGACCATAGCCTTTTGCTCCAAAATGAATTAGCTTTTCTTTTCCATTAGCACAAGCTTTAACCATTTTCTTTTTTCCTGCTCTGTCGCTTGCTCTAACAACATTGCATTTCATTTTTGCTTTATCTGCCATTACGAAACTCTAATTTGTAATTCATTACCATTTCTATAAACGCCACCAACTGAAACTCCGTTGTCAGCTGCATCAGAATCAGAAGAAGCATCTATCAATCCTGTAATTATTACTGGATGCGCTAATGTTTGTGCCGAAACATATGTTGTAAGAGATGATACAGAAAAGTTTTTGGTTTTTCCTTGTTCAGCTCCCACAGTCCCATCAGTGCCAATAACTTTGTCTGCTGGGTCTATAGTTGAATCGGTTGTGTAAGTACTTATATTTGCCATAATTATCTTTTTGTATATTTTTTAGTTACTCTACCTCTTTTAGTGTTCGCAACCACAGTTTTTCCTTTTGCACCAGCTCTTTTCTTTTTTCTTGCGGTTCTTGCTCTCTCTGCCTTAGACATTGACCTGGCCTTTGCTAAAGGTAAACATCTGTCTGGGTTTTTTTTGTTTTTACTTGTACCGCATGCTCCTTTTATGGAACCATCTGTACCAATTCTAACCCATTTTTCTTCACGCCATTTTTTTAGTTCACCCACTATCCACTTATTTTTTTAACAGCCACTTTTTTTCCTATATTCTTTGCTGCTAGCTTAAATAGCGCTTTTAAACCTGAACCAGCTACACCAGCGGCATATGTCATACTAGAGCCATCACCTAAAAGAGTAGGGCCAGTATCCTTAGCGCTTAAAGTAGAAGCATAAGAAGTAATAGCTTGTTCTCTTTGTTTGTCTTCTTCCGTTTTCTTTCTTTTCAACGGAATCTTATTCATCTTAAACCTATTGAACGTATTGAGCTTATCTATAGCTGTATTCTTAAAGGCTATTTTATCGTAATCTGGCATGTTTTATTTTTTAGCTTTTCTACCTTTTCTAGCTTTTCCTTTCACAGCGTCGTCAATATCACCTAATTGATTACCAACTTCTTTTATAGCATTTGCTACATCTGAAAGTTCTTGAGCTGTTAGCTTATATCTTTTTTTAATTTCTTTTACAGTAGCTATAGCTTTTTCGTCTATGGTTGTTTTACTCCATAAAGCAGTCCACATGTCTTTAAAATATTGTTTTGTTAATTTCCACATAATTTCATTTATTTATTTTGTAATCTTTTTTGAGCTTTTTGCATTCTTCTTATAAATCCCTTGGCTCTTCTTTCTGATATTTGTTTTTCTCTTGCAACCCCATTATTATTCATAGTGTACAACATGTAACTTCCATCTGGCTGCTGCATAACTTCCTTAAATCTTTCAGAGCCTCTCCCTTTTTTTGAGATTTTCATTTTTAATTTACTAGCTCCAACAGTGTTATCGTAATTAGTATCTGAAAAATGAACATCTACGGTTTTATTTTTAAACTTTTCAGTAAACCCTCTACCACCTTTGCCTTTAATTTTAATGGTTGATTTACTCGTCAAAAGAGATGGTGGTATTCCGTTTGAATATTTCACGATTTCTTGTTTTTTTTCTTTTTGGTTTTAGACCTTCTACGTCTATCTAAATCTGCTCTTCTACCACTCATTTTTTAAATTTTTTATGCATTAAAAATTCTTCTAGCCCTTCTCTCATTTCTTTTTATAACCCTTTCATGCTTCTTCTTCATTCTTCTCATTTTTCTTGCAGCAGATTTTTCGGTTATAACTCTACTTCTGGTGTTTGCTTTTTCGCCTCTTTGCCTGTTAACAGTGTAAACAAATTTATTGTCTTTGTTTTTAGTAACTCCCTTATAAATTGAAACAGCTCTACCTATCTCTCCTTTCTCTTTTGTCTTATCTCTCAAATATGCACCTGTTCCAGAAAATGTATTCATATCTGGATTCAAGTCCCTAAGCAGTGATGTTGAATCAAACCTACTCTTATATCTGCCTTTATCTCCTTTTTGCTTACTAGTATCTCTTAAATAAGATACTGAATGAACATGTGTAGGGTTTAGATACTTTTTACCTTTCATTTCTTTTTTCTCATTGATTTAAGCATTTTGTCAATTTTAGCCGCTTGGCCTTTATGCATTGCAGATGCTTTTCTCAATTCAGATGCTATTTGCTTTAATTTTTTTGCGTCCATTATTTTTTCTTTTTTTTAGCTCCTTTTGCGTAATTAGGGTCTTTACAATATTTACTTGCAGCCATATTAGCGTAGGCTGAAGGGTATGTGTCAAAAGTTCTTTTTGCCCAAGCTATACCAGCTGCACAAATCTTGTTTCCCTTTTTCTTTTTTTCTCTTGCCATAATTAGCTTCTATCAAAAGTCGTTTTTCTTCGTCTATTGTTTGTAGTTGTTGTTTTGCTTATTCTGGGCATGTATGTTTTTGGTGCGTTCATTTTGCCAGTTAACTTTGCTTGACGCTCTGCAAATTTACCATACATGAAATCAGCCATTTTTTGAATATCAACTCCAGCAGCATTAATTTTTTTTCTGTATTTGTTTTTTCCAGCCTTATTCATTTTTCTATTTAAGACGTTCTGAGCTCTCTTGTCAAGTCTCTGGTCTACTTTTTGAGCTCTTTTCATTAATCGAGCTTTCTTCTTTTCGCTTGTGTTCTCGTCGATTTTAGAAAGAATGTTTCTTGCCTTTATATCTCCCTTAGTGTCAAGGAATTTTGCTTTAGCATATCCCTTTTCCATTACTTCATAGGCTTTTGCTGTCGCTTTAGCTCCTTTATCCCCAGCTTTTAGAAAGGCTCTGTTTCCTCCATAAGGTCTGTTACCACCAACGGCACTAAAGTTCCCCCCACTTCTTTGATTCATTCTCACTTCAGGACCTTTCATTGGGTTTTTAATATCGTATTGAGAACCTGGTTCGTTTCCGCTTCTACTACCATAAGATTGGTATCCACTAGCAAAAACATTAGAAGAGATTACTCCTCCTCCTTTTGGTCTGTTAACAAGTCTGCCTCCTTCATATGGAGTAAATTGACTTGATAAATATCTATATTGAATTCCCTTTCCCTTCATTTTTCCGAAGGGCTTGTTTACACCTGCAGTGTATGGTCTCAGTCTTTTTGGCAACTTAGTTGGCATAATGATGTTTTTTAAATTATAAGGCAAAGATACCAAAAAATGTTTTTCGTATTTTTGACCCAAATAATTAAATCTATGATAAAATCCTATAAAAGAAAGATTATTAAAAGACAGCCAAGAGAAAGGCAATATAATTTTTTAAAGTATTGGAGAGTTGTAAAATATTATATTAAAAGAAAATACAACATAAGCTCAATGGAGTTAGATATGTTGCTTTATTTGTATGACCAACCTTATTTCAGAAAAGAGGATTTTAATTATTACGGCAACACAATGTCTTGGGATAAAAGAAGATTCTATGAAATGGTAAAAAAGGATTTAATAAAAGAATGGAGGCCTGGGGGTGAAAAATATGCAAGAGCGAAAATATGGGAGCTTACACATAAAGCAAAAACAATATGCTTACTTACTTATAAAAAACTTATGAATGATGAGCCTATATCAGAAGAGCCTCGTTCTAACCCTATATTTAAAAAGGCATCTTATGCTGATAAGATATATAAAAAGGTTATTGAAAAAATGAACGCATCTAATCTTCATTCTGATATATAAAAACTGCTTTTTTTAAAAGAGAATAGTTCCTTATAGAAGTTATCTTTTTTAACTCCCTCATCTTTAATGCGTTGCCTTTGTCTGTTAACAAGTCAATCGCCTCAATCGCTCTACTTATTAAATTTTCGTTTTTAATGTCTTGATTAGCTTTCTTAATTGATTCTTTTGTTTCATCATCAAAATACCAAGAAACAAGATACCTTGACGTATGAAGTTTGTTTGCAACTTTTATCAATGTAATCTTTTCTTTTTCAAGCCACAGTTCTTCAATAACATGGTTAATCTCTGATTCAGTAGGTCTTTTTTTTGTTCCAATAATAGAACCAACTATTTTCATTTTAGTTTTTCTATCAATCATTTTGGAAGGGTTGAATATTATTTTTCTTTTTCTTTTGCAATAGGGAACCTTTTTTCTATTGTAAACTCTTGCTACCATAGCCTCAACCCTTGATGAGGTATATGTTCTAATTATGTGTCCAGAATCTCTGTCTGATAGAATTTTAAATAAAGAAGTCATTAGAGATAGTTTGAATTCAGGGTTTAAATGAATAAACTTCTCTGCAATATATTCAAGTTCTGAAAAAGAATTTATCTTTCTTTTTGTTCTATATAAACTGTAAAAATCAACTCCTTCTGGAAAATACAGATAATCATCCCCTTTAAAAACAAAAGGGGTTTCCATTATTATTCTATGTGATTCATAATCAAATAACGGTGTTAACATCATCCATTGTTACACGACATCTTTTTCTCTAATAGCCTTAAGCTTAGTTCCTTTAATCCTTAGCTCAGACCCTGATATCTTGTCAAAGTAAACAAACTGACCAGGCTTAACTTCTTTTACGTCATCACCCACAGTCACTACCTGACCTATAACATATCTTATGTTATTATCTGATTTTTCAGTTATAATGAGTCCCAGTTCATTTTTTTGAACCACCTCATCATCTTTTACAATAATAAAACTACCTACCGCCTTCAACGCCTAATTTTTGTTTTTCTAGGACATTTCCTTTTTCATCTAATACAGTGTAACCATTTGTTATCAAAAAGTTTACTGCTTTTGTTTCTTTTTTCTTTTGAGTTCTAAAAAACTCAAATGTTTCATTCGATATAACCATAATTTTAATTTTTATTTATTCGCTTGTTTGATACGACACATGATGTCGTCAATATTATTGATGCAACTGATGCTGAATTTAAAACAGCATTTTTAGTTACTTTAAAGGGGTCAATAATTCCCATTTTTATCATATTCCCAAACTTACCAGTTTTAACATCTAATCCATGTTTAATGGTTCTGTTTTCCATTTTACTAACAATATACTTGTGTTCTGTTGATTGCCCTGAGTTTTCTATAATTTTTTCCCACGCACTCGGCAGAGACTCAATTAATATATTATAACCCCAAATAAAAGAATCAGAGTTGCTTCTCGGCGATTTTTTGGAAATTTTTCTATGAACGTCTAATAAGGCTACACCTCCACCAGCAACAATACCCTCTTCTAAGGCTGCTTTTGTTGCGTGGATGGAGTCATCAACCCTATCTTTCTTTTCTTTTAGCTCAACTTCTGAGTTACCAGCAAGTTTTATGGTTGCTACACCACCTGCTAGTTTAGATAATCTATCTTGTAGGTGCCATTTGTCGGTTTTATTGGCACTTAGTCGTATTTCGTTGTTTAACCACTCAATAACCTCATCTTTCTTTGTGTTTTCTGCCTCGTCAAAAACCAAAACGGTTTCTGTTGAGTTTGAAATCATCTGCCTACAAGTACCAAGATAAGATGCGTCAATATTTTGAGAAGAATCTCCTGACATTTCTGAAATCATTCTAGCTCCAGTCATCATACAAAGGTCTTCAAGTAGTTCAAACCTTTTTATACCTATACCTTCAGGTGTTAAAAAGTTAGCTGTAAGGTTTTTCTTGTTTATATTTTGTGCTATAAACAATTTTACCCTGTCATCTAGGTCTGAAATGATTAAAAGTGGTTTTTTCTGCTTTATTGAGGCCTCAAACGCAAAATGAAGTCGTTCGTGCATGTCAATTTTCATGTCACTAATGACAATTAGGGGGTTTTGAAACTCTACTGACTTGTTTCTAAGGTTGTTTATGCTAAATGGAGTACCATATCCTCTTTGTATTTTGGTTCCATTAGTTATTTCGGTATAATCCTCGCCTGTGGTGGACTCGTCCATTGTTACAACACCATCTTTACCCACTTTTATATAGGCATCTGCTATCATTTTACCAATATATTCGTCTCCGTTAGCCGAAATAGTAGAAACTTGAAGTAATTTTTCGTCTGTCACTTCAGTTTTCATTTTTTCGAGTGTTTTTACTACTAATCTAGCGGCATGTTCTATGCCTTCCTTAGCTTGTGTTACATTTTCAACACTATTTATGTCTTCAAAACACTTGTCTATCATTGATTTTGCCAAAACACAGGACGTAGTAGTCCCATCTCCTGCTTCCGACGCTGTTTTTTGTGAAGCTTGCTTTAAAATGCTACAACCGAGGTTCTCTACTGGGTCTGAAAGCAATATGCTATTAGCTACCGTTACCCCATCTTTTGTAATATGAGGGTTTCCAAACTGGTCTTCAATAATTACTGTTTTTCCTGAAGCGCCCAAAGTGGAGGCAACAGCTTCTGCGAGGGTGTCAATGCCTTTTTTTAGTTTTTTCCTGCCATCAGAACCAAAAACTATGTTTTTTTCAATCATTTATGTATTATTATATTAAATTTTTATTCTCTTCTTCTCTTCTTCTTATATAGGCATGTCGATTTTAGCCTCCTTTTTTCTAAGAAGCTAAAAAACCGATGTGTACTACCTGTAAATCAGCTAGTTTTGCTTGTCTTTGGCGTGTCATCTGTTTGTCGCTCAAGTTCATCAATCTTTTGCTGTAATTTTTGGATTATATTCCTCGTCCCAGGTTGATGTTTGAGTCCAATAATTTCTTGCGCCAGCCTCCTTGTCAATTTCGACATTCCTGCTATAGTTTGTTTTCCACATTAGAAAATCAATTTTAAAATAGGTGACCATATTAAATAAGAGATTGTAAAAATACTCACCCAAACCAATACGACAGACCATTTTATCTTTTTCATACACAAATATACAAAAAAAATTAATGTGGCGCAAAAATGTAAATAACTAATCGTTGAAGAAGCCTTTTATAGCATTCATTCCTCTGGTAATAATGTTTGGTCTTGTAGATTCCTTCATTGGATTTGGAGTGTTTTGACCTTCCCATCTACCTCCTCGGAACATTAAGTTTTCATTAGTTGGTGGAGGATTCATACCGCCTTGATGCTTAAACCCAAAATCAAAACCTTGTCTATATACAAGTGAATCGTTTTTTGTTATAGGCTGATTTGAACCTATTTGTTTGTTTCTTAGACCAGCAAACATTTTAATATTCTTATATGTTGGCTGAGGTATTGAGTCGTTTTTCTTTTTGTGCGGCATAACTTTATTTTTTACAAATATACTTAATTATCCAATGTAAATATGTGGCGCAATAATGTAAACTAATAAAGACCTATTTATATTACTTTAACTGTTTTCAAAAATACGCCACGCATATGCTGAGGTTTTAGGTAACCTATATTTTCTACCTACACTATCGTTATGTAAATTGTTTTATATATTATATGGGGGTTGTTCCTATCCGTTCATTACTCTATTTTTTTTAGCTTTTTTCTGTACCTATGTCAATTTACAAGACTATTTATCTCGCTCGTTCGGCTTTGCCTCTCTCGCTTTGACGGATACCTACGGTATCCTTTGGCACCCCTTCTTATACCCCCCCCCTATTCCCAATTGGTAATGCTCGTATTCACAATCATTCGATAACCTATACTATCCCTGTCTTTCAACTAAACAAAATGTCACCATTATCTTCGGAAGAACTATCTTCCTCTGTACCTGTAAATCAAAGGGTAAACACATATTCTCGTGTTGTCAGCGTTTGTATCCTGCACAACATCAATTTTTGCAAGTAATAAATCATTCTTGCATTGATACTTGTTGGGTTTCTTTTTGGTTAATCAATGGAAAGATTTGTAATTGTACAAGCCATAAATACAATCAAACATAGTTTAGATACATGGATTTGTCTGCAGTTCACAGCGAATACCTTTACTTTAATGGGTAAATTTCTGAAGGGTAACTTTGCCTGCAACCTACGTCGAAGTTTAAATTTTTTTATGCCCCACCCAAAAAATGGCTTCGGAAAGGGGTGGGGCTATTTCATGTATATAAAAATTATAATGCAAATTTACAAATACTTACTTGATATCCCCTTCGGTTGCTCAACCTTGAAAAATTTTGCATACCAAAATTTTATCGAAGCTTGGCAAGTCTTCAACCCAGCTTAAATTTTTTTAAAATTTTTTCGAAGCGGCTACGCCTTTCATGAAAATATTTGAAATAAATTGAAGTCTGGCCTCGTGTATATCAACTAAGCATTTGTGTTTGAACAGCATTAATTTTTAAATATACATAAAATGAAAAATTCAAATTCGACTTCGGTCACATTCAAAGCCACTCTTGTGGAAATCCACCCTTCAGGTAAAGCTATTCGCTTAGCAAACTGCAAACAAGGTAACGTTAAGTTGTTTGATTCAGTATTCATGCCTCGTTCACAATCACAAATCAGTATTGTTGATGCCAAAAAGAAACAGGTACAAGTAACAATTCCAGAATGGTTGTTCGATGCAAAAATGGATGCTGAACAGGATAAACAAA